GTATTGGGGTTTTAGGTTTGCGGTGTTGTTGAAATAGCCTTCAAATAGTGGTCTTCCTTCGCCAGCAAACAACCAAAGTTTGACTGCATCAAGATCGTTTGCAAGTGGTTGACCTGTGAAAGGATGGATTTCTCCGTTATTAATATGTTCTGTTAACGACCTTGTTTTGCCGTTGATTGTAAGTTTGTCGGTCGGGTTGAGGGATTGTTGTGCAATTCTTCTGTAATCTGGCATTGAGTTCATGTCGGCTAATTCGTGCGCCAACCCGTTTGACCATGCTTCTCGTGTTCCTGCTGTTGTTGGATTGCCGTTGAGGTCAACTCTTTCAGGGAATTGAACCGCGCCTGTTTGACGCATGTTCATCATTTGGGGGGCATATTCGTTTGTTGACGCAAGCCAGCCACCTCGACTACGTGGGCCGATTAACGAGTTATAAATTTCGTAAGATTCGTTGGGAATTCTTGCTTCAAGGTCGTCTACTGTTGTACGTAATTTGTTCAAATTGTTGACGATGAATTCTTCTGCTGGAGTAAGTGTTGCGCCGTTTGTTTTTTGGGCTTGTAGCGATAACCCTTCTTGTAGGTCAAGTTGTGCTTGTTCAAGTTTTACCCAAAACTTTTTAAGGTTCTCAATTTTTCGTGGAATGACCGCGCCTGTTGCATCTACGGATAGTTGACGCCCAAACATTGTAAGAACCCATTCCATTGGGTGTTCCAAAATTCCACTTAAATTTACTCGAAATGCTTCTTCTGCGCCGACACGAAGCGTGTGACCTAATTTAATAACAGCGGCAGGTTTCCAATAGTTGGTCATGTACCCAAGTGTGAACAAACGCATTTGTTCGTAACCTTTAGCCGCCGCACCGGTAACTCCACCTTCGGCAATTTCGGTGGCAATGAAACGACCCATTTTGGTTTGTAGCCGCAAAACTTGATCTATGACATTTACTGGTATTACATAGTAGTCGTCAGCCATCAGTTGTGATGATCGCAAAACACCTTGATATCCGTTCTCAATATATGGCAAAGGAACGTTAGTTGAAAGGTCGTTGTAGTTGTAGCCCATAACTTCGTCTCGAAGTTTTTGACTCCATGAAGTAAGCGCGTCAATTTGCGCTTCTGTTAGTAGGGTGTCTTGTGTGCCAACTTTAGTTATTTGTTGCAATCGAGTACGAATAGCGTTTGATTCAAAATCGCGCATAAAGGTAAAGAAATCATCTTTTGTGCCTTTGAGCATTACTGCTGCAAATTTGTCCAACCATTGATTCCTGGCTTTGTATTCAAAGCCGAACGAACCAAGAAGATCGTCAATGTTTCTTGCGGATTGTTCAATATCCGTGAACCCAATCCGTGTTGACTCTGGCAACATTTCAAGCGCTTGAGAACCACGCTTTTGTGACGCAACCTTGATTGTTCCAGATTGACCCATGCGCAAAGTATCTAATGCGCTACGGCCCAAATTTCTAATGTTGTAACCGCTATTGAAATTGCCACGAGCCTTCTCAATTATTGACCACAAATCATCTGGGGTTGCATTTGGATTGTTTGTAATTTCGTCTACAAGTGTTTTTGCGGCTAGAACACCTTCGCGTTTTAATACTGTGCGCCATAATTCGCCAGCGTCAAGGTCGCCAGATCGCACTCCATCCATGAGGTCGTTTGCCCATTGGGCGCCAGCAGCAGAATTTTTCCATCTGTCAAAATTGTCTTTGATAAAAGTCGGCAACACATCTTGTACAAGCCCTATTTGGTTAAAAGCGTCGCCTAGGGCTTCGTCAATTTTTGGTTTCCATTCGTCATAAATTTGTTTTGAGTCAAAACCTGTGTAAAAAGATTTTTGACCGTTAGGTAAAACAATTTCTTTTGGTATTGTCGGCGTCAAGTTTGCCGTCAACGCATCATATTGTTTGATGTCTTCAAGTTGTGAAGCGGTGGGTTTAACTCCAGGTTGACGTGCTATCACGGCACTTTCTTCAAGCGAATCAAATACTCTGGCATAATCTTCTGGTGTTGACACACGAAACCCGCCAACGCCAACCCTTGACGTTCGTGCTGTTGTGCCTGGTTTGAAACCTGGAACACGGTTAAATGGATCAAGAGGGTTTTTTAATGCAACACCAAAATCAATGGTGCCACTAACAAGTTTGTGCGTAAAATCGTCTTCGTTTATTACACCAACTTTCACCAATGGATAAGCAAGTGCTCGACCATAAGTGAAAGCGTGTGAACCGACTCGTGCGCGTTCATCTTGGATACCTTGAAGGGCGCTTTCCATAGCCGCACCCCCAGGCATGAATCCTGTACCCATGTCTGACGTTCCAGAACCGTAAATGAATTGTTTACGGAATTTGTCAAACCGTTCCCCTCTGCTCAATTCGGCATCTGCGCCAGTTGAACGCCCTAAAGGTCTTTTCCAAATATCGCTACCAATCGATGTCAATAAAGTTGATGCGTCGTATGACGCGGCAAGAGCCGAACGGACAGCGGGTTTGATTGCATATTCCTGTACGGCTACAAGCGGTTTTTCTACTACATCTGGTAACAGATTTGATAAAGCGTTATCAATCCATTTGTTGCCACTATCCCACCATTCGCGTGGATCAGCCATACAATGACCCGCCTCTTAAACCGTCACGCATGTCTTTTAACAACATGTTATTCGTTGGGTCTAACTCATTTGCTTTTTCAACGTATCGAGCAGCAATGGTTTCAGTTTCGTCATTTTCTCGTGAAAAATCTGCGGATGTTTTTCCTGTTTCCATCATTTTGCGTGCAGCATATTCGGCTATAGTTGGCAATGATGCGTCATTGTCGGAAAGAATTGTTGATACCAAAATTTCCGAATTGACCCACGGATACATTAGATACGCTTCGGCTAAACGCAAAGCATGTTGTTCCGTGTACATTTGCTCGTACGAAACTTTGCGTTGTTCACGTGCGGCAACGGCGTTTTCAACCTGTTGGTAAAAGTCGTTTAGTTTCCCCGCCATTATTGCGATTCTAGTTCTGCGAGCAATCCGAGCAGCGCAGCGTTAGGAAACTGGGCAGCAATAACTCTTACCCTTTCAACTAAGTCGGGTTGTGAACCCAATGCTGGTGCGATTGGAACTGGTAGAACTTCTGGACCTGGGCCTTCACCAAATGATGCGCCAGCCGTTATGGGTTCGTTCGGTCTGACCGTCGGAGAAGTAAGCGAACCAGGCGCGTTTGGTTGCGGTGCGGCTTTAGCCATCTTTTGAGCCTGCGTTTGAGTCGGCGATTTGCCTGTCGGAACTGCCTGTACGCGACGTTCTTGTGCAGTCGCTTCACCGTATGTTTGACCTTTGAATTGTGGCTGAACCATTTAACCCCCCAACTGTGCAAGTAGTTCTTCCAATGGTGGTGGTCCTGCTGGACCTGCTACTGGTGCTTCTGCACCCATTCCTGGTAACGCTAAACCTGGCATTGTTTCTGGTGAGCCTGCTGGCATTGCTTGTGCTTGTCGATCTTGTGCGCGTTGCTGTGTGCGTCGAACTGCTTCGTAAAGTGGCACGTCTTGTTCCAACACGAGTTTAGTGAGATAAGCAAGATCGTCTGGCTGATATGGGCCTGCTGGGTTCGCTGCTTGTTGTTGGATGGATGAGAGTAGTGCGTCTTCTACACCTTCTGCGATGATGCGATCGTGTTCGAAGTCTGGGTCGGAGATTAGCGGGTCGGCTTCTCGTGCTGATTCTTTTGACATTAAACCTGTGCCGAGGCGTTGCCCTAATGCGACGATCAGGTTGTTTACGTCTGATCCTGCTGCCGAATATGAAACATAGTGGAAGTCTGTTTGCCAAACTTTGTTCGGTGTGTACGATTCTTGTCCGACCGATGATCGTGACGGGATAAAGAACGTTTTTGTTTGTTCGCCCCAATAGGCTTTTTCTAAAGCGATAGCAATTTTGTCTTCGTGAAGCAGGGAGTTCGCAAAAACTTCTTGGGCTTCTTGGACACGGTAATCAACGGTTGCTGACAAGACTGTTTCGCCTCGGCGACCGGTACGAATGTTTGTTGCCGATTCGCCACCGAACTCTGCCGGGATAGCACCCTCAAGTCGTTCTTGGCGTTCAAGTCTGTCCAATGCTGTGTCGGTTTTGTAGCCTGGGTTTAGTTGCAACTGTTGAATGTCGCCACCTTTGACGACACCGAGTACACCGTTTTTGCCGTCAGCCATCTGAAGTATTTCAGGGTTCTCACCTGGTCGTGCGATCAAGTATTCTTCAGGGAAAATTCCGCGCTCGATAGCGATCTCTGTTAACGCCTGAAGGCGAGCGCGAGTGTAGTACATGCCGAGGATGCCATCAAATTGTCCTCGTTGTTTATCTAAAGTGATTCGTTTCGGTACAACAGCGAGTGGCATACCTGTACGGTTCGGGATGCCTTCCAACATGATTGCTTCTAGTCCTGCGCGTTCGGATTGTGAAAGCGATGGATTATCTTCGGCACCTAGTACGACAAGTTGTAGTGATTCGTCTGAAACATATTCGAGCATTGTGTAGCGTGAATCGGAGTCAACTCTGCCGAAACGCAACTGGTTTGCTACAGCATCACCGTAGTTTCGTAGCAGAAAGTTTGCTGTTACCCGTGACGTGAAAATACAGTTCTCTGGCACTACATCATCTTCGTCTGTTGGTGCAGCGAAGGTGTCTAACGGGTTGCGTACAACCCATTTTGGTGTGAGGGTACCGAAATCTGGTTTAAGGAAAACAGGGCTAGACGAATAGGCGAGCAGGTGTCGGGCGCGGCGACGTAGTTTCATTTGCATACGGTTGTCATCCCAGAAACCGAGCAACGCTTTTTTGCGCATACGAGCATATTTTTTGGATAGTTCACTACCTTCACGTACAGGTGGGAAGAACGGTGATGGCATTGTGCTTGATACACGCATCGACATTTGATCCAAGCCTTGTACAAGGAGGTTCGCTACGTTTGTTTTGGCGTTGCGGTCAAGTTCGTTTAACGGTACAACGACGTCACCGTTTGCTAGATCGCGGACACGCCGCATCTGTTCATGGACAGGGCCGAGTGCAAGTCGGCGCTGATGATAGAGTTCTACGATTTCGTCTAAAGAGCGCATGTTATATGCGTGTCACAATATCATATTAAATCCAAGATGGTCGCCATAGGCGTGGCGGCGCCTTAACAGGACCTAAAGAAGGCATGTGTAACTCGGCGAACCAATGCGCCATCACAAGGTCGGTGCCGTTCTTTTTGTTACGTGTCCAAGATGTCATCTCCTCGATGAACGCCAACGTTTTCCAGTTTTCGCGCATAGTCGGCAACCTAACCTGACCGTTGCGCCACAACGGTGGCAACAAGGCTTCCACACCCAGGTTTTCATCCAGTTTGTTCCGTGAAGTAGTGTGGGCTACTACCATCACACTATGGAGAGCCTGCCACTTTCTGACGAAATCGTGAGCCAACAAGAACCGTTGCGCAGCGTTAACCTCGACAACCCAATGGGAGATCGGGTACCCCATCTCGAACGACCTGTTTTGCCATGTCTCCATTACGCCGCCGTACTCGCGGCTGCCGGTATCGAACCCTAAAAGTTCTTCGGCTGTTAAACGGGTTCGTTCAACATCAATCAAATATCTGAGATTGGTTTCAGGTTGATACAGCCACCATTGGATCGCCCAAAAGTTTGTTGGTGACGGATCAACTGTTGCTATAGAAATTATTGGGGGTTCAAGATTGCTTGGAATGTACCCTGGGCGTCTATCGTTGTCAATGCACCCTGGATATAGCACACCGTCAGGACCCATGCCACCCGTAGCCCACACTCGTTCAATGAGATATTGCCCGACAGCCAAATCTTGTTGCTGATATATGACCTCAAATTTTGCTGGTGTCGAATGTTTTAGGTAAGACAAATCTTTCCAAGACAAACGATACGGGTCAAGCAACGGTCCGACAGGCCACGGTGGTGCCGTAGTTTTTTTGCTTTCTCTACCTGTGTCCAATTCTTCGTAATAGGCTTTATACACAAAGTGGGTGTATTTAGATTTCTTTTCTGGTTCAATCTCATCGCTAATATCGGTGACATCTGAACCGTCATAGGCGTCAGGGTCTTCTTCGTAAGTGATCTTTGACAGACAATGCGCATAAAGGTCGCCTGGTCCTAGCCGTTGCCCGATGACAGCAAGCAAACCACCTGGATCAACACGGGCTTCAGCAACAGTATCCCATCGTTCCAACAGTTTGTCACGGGCAACAGACTCTTTGGCGTTCTCAGGTGTAGCCACGTCATCAAACAACGCTAGGTCGGCACGATGACCGATGAACTCTGAGTCGATACCGTACGAAGAAACGGTTGGTTCCTTGTTATCCAAACCCGATAGGTCTTCTTGTTCAACGATAAATTCTTCTGCACGCCACAAAGCACCAGACGACGAAGGTTTGAACCTGCCATAGTCGATAGACAGGCACGCTTCGGCTGGGATTGCCAAACCTTTCTCAATCAAAATAGGGTCAGGATGCAACGGGAAAGGGCGTTCCAACGTTTCACGGATACGACGCGAATACATTTTTGCCAACGTCTGTGTAGCAGAACCGATAAGCACACGAATCTTGCGGTTTTTGACAATCATCCACACAGCAAAATCGTGAAACAGCGTTGACTTACCGGCACCAGGTGGACAGTTAATAACAATAAACTCTTTGTCAGGTGAACCTAACATTTTGACAATCTTGTATGCGGCATCAACCTGCCACGCTGAAGGAACACGACCCAAATATCGTTTCCTGAAATAATCAAAATCCTCTAAACCACGTTGCGCCTCAGGCGATAACCTGTCAAACGGGATAACAGGTGGCAGATCGGCAACATCCATAGACGCCTTCCAAGCATCAGCCTGAACACCACCCTGCTTTTTGCGTACTTGACCTATCTCAACTTCAGCCAAAGCAATCTCAGATTTTGCTTTACGCCGTTTAGCCTCCCACTTTGATGCCGTGTTCACATGGATGCCGGCTATACCTGCCGCATCCTGTATCGACATACCTGAAGCACGTGACTGCCAATATCGTGCCACATCTTGTGGCGGTATCTGGCGCCTCCCCGAACGGCCTGCTGGCATTACTTCTTTTTAGGTGTCTTTGATTTAGGTGACTTATCAGATTTTCGAATCTGGTTAACTACGTTCGTTACCCCTTTAATAATTTCGCGGCTACCTTGTTGAATACCAATAGTCGTAGCAACACCAGCAACACCACCATAAACAGCACCTTTAGCACCAATTTTTACATCACGCGCATACTGGTTTACTGCTCTAGTTGTTTGCGCCTGAAGAATACCTTGAATTTGATTCTCTGTTAAAGCAGGTTTACGAACAAACACTTGTGACCCTGGATAACTACCACCAGGAGTGAACACTTCACTACCTTTGAAAGACTTCAAAGAATCACCAGTACGAGGCATTGCCGGCCCTTTTGGCATCGGTGCAACAGATTCACCAATTCTCGTGGCAGTATCCCGCACAGGTCGAGTAACAATTTTTTTACCGCTCGCCAAAAACCCTGGCAACGGATTCCCGCCACCACTATCAACTTGATTATCTTTAGATTTAGGTTTACGTGCAGCCATACAACTATGATACACTAACACCTGTTGGCGGGTACCCTGGACCATCCCTTGTTGGTTGGGGAAAGAGTCAGAGTCACCCGCCAACATTATTCTCAAACAGTTGCAACAAACAAAACCATCTGCTACCATCACACCACTAAACCACGGCTGTACACCTATTGCAAGGTGCGGGGCATTAACACCAGGAAACTGGGGTAGATGATCCTGTAACGGGATCAAGCAGCGTGAACAACGTACAAGTTCAAACAAGGTGTCGGCTAAAACAATGGCTAACGGCTACCAACTCGAAAGAGTGAAACGTGGGGGGAAGTACCTGTCGCACATGCGTTTGACCTGACGCCCTCAGCATACGCTTCGGTTGTCCACAACGACCAAAAGCACCCTCGACGCACATGCCTCTTTTTTTGCCGTTTTTTCTGACCACAAAAATGAACACACAAACAAACACCTATACATATACATAGGGGCGGGCGCCTCGGCAGACCCCCCGTCAGGCGTCACGGTGCGTGGTGGCTTGGTCACCGAACATTTGTTCGGGGTTCGGGCAGGGTTGCGAACAAGTGTTCGGGGTTGCGAAAGGGTGGGGGGCGAACGGGTGTTCGTACCGGTAAGTTTCTGTTAGGTTCGCCTAACACTTTTTGGGGTGGCCTTGAGGGTGGCCTTTTGTCAGGCTGGCCTAACATTAGTGTGACGAGGTTCACATAAACAATTGTTGCGTTTTGTTTTTGGTTGGGGTATCATCTTTTTAGTGGTTCTTATGGTGAGAACCCAATAGAGAAAGGGTTGGTAGTGCTCAAAGATATTGACATGAATTTGATTAACGAACAGCGTTTCAGTTTGTTGGATCAAATCGAAAATGCTGCGAAACCTAATTTGGTTGCGTTAAATGAATTGGTTGATGGTTGGGGTGTTTGGCAAACAGGTGGAATGTGTTGTGTGTTGGGTTTCAGTTTTGCCGATGATTCCGAATACGAAGATGGTCATTGTTTGATGGTTTCGCCTGAAAATAATTTGGGTGCAACTGTTGAAGATAATCAAAACTGTGTTTGGCTTGTTGGTCACTATGGTGGCTCATCGGGTAACACTAGTGAATGCTTGTCGTTTGATTCTTTTGATGATGCCGTCAAAGAGGTTGAGCGCATTTTGTTTGAGGAAGGGGTGCTGTGATGAATAAGTGGTTTGTGGTTAGTGGTTTCGGTGACTCTAGCGAGTTTTCGAATTGTTGGGATTGCGAATTGAACGCCTCGTTCAACGACCTTGACAAGGCGATCAAGTTCAGCGAAATTCATTACGATGTTTTGATAGACGAATGTTTGAAGGGGTGCAATGCGCATTGGTACAAAAGCATTTTTGTGCAGGTTTTGGACTCTGACGAATTTTCGAATTTCCAAAATTTGACCAACGCAAGCAAATAAGGTGGTCGCCTAGCCCCTCGGGGGTAGCCCGTCATAGGGCGACTAGGCACAAGGCGAAAGCCGAAAAACAAAACCAACAGAGAAAGGGAAACGAATGGATACCGAACAAAAACAAATGAATGTTTGGGAGTTTTTAGAACTGCCAAACGATAAAGCACCGGAGGCGCAAGCCCTTTACAGTTGGGGAACTAACTGCGATAGAGACGGGAACCCGTTTCTAGTGTTCCTTGACCTTATCGGATGGAGTGCCGACAATTACGGTCAGTCAATGATGGAAACAGCGCCCAGATTGGGCTACATGGAACTCGGCTATCTTGCCGACGCTCTCAATGAGTATACAGATAACCCTAATGAGGTTAGGGAATGGGTAGATAATTTGATGAACTGCGAAGAAGTATGATGAACGAATACGGTTTGCCGTGGTTGGATGAAGACCCCTTCATCTTGAATTTGTGGCGATTGATTGACTCGGGTCATGTTCGATACGAAGGCGAATGCTGCAAAGTCAACCCAAATCAAAAAAATTGCCCTGAATGTCTGCTGATTGCTGAGCATATCGGCTAGGGGTTTGTCGTTAAGATAGTTATATCTCCTAGCGCCTCGGGCGTGGCTTTTCGATAAGCACTAGGAACAAGGCGAGAGCCGAAGAACAAAACCAACAAAAAGAAAAGGGGCAACAATGAAAGAATTTCTTAAAAGCATTGAGGGCGTGAGTCTTGCGATGTTGAAAATGTGCGATGAGTGGCAAAAGTTAGATGAGCAAAGCAATGAGCGAGTGCAGAAACTAGATCAATGGGCTGAGGCTTTTAATCTTTCGCTCGATGAAATCCCGTTCGTGCTGTTCTCTGTCGTTGATGAATTGAAAAGGGGGAAATGATGGAACAGCAAAAGAAACTAGATTATGCACTAGCCGAACTAGATCGGAATTTGATCGAATGGGGCATTGATAACTATTTGGGGTATCGTACGCCCGAGGTTCTCAGGCTTTCGGTATCGGGGGCGACTAATTTAGTCGAATTGGTGAACACTCTTAACGCCGAGATCGTGCGACTGAATGCGATCGTAGGCGAATTGTCGTTAGAACTTGAGAAAGCAAGGGGGGAGTGATGTTATTCGATGACAATTTTGCAGGGCTGATTATGTTCGCCCTGATGGGGCTGATGTTCGCCTGTTACAAGTTGGGCGAATTTGTGGCAGAGTATCGGCACGAATTAGAAGCGACTCGTCGACGACATGCCACGATGAAACGCAAGACGAATAAATGGTACATGCAAGAAATCAACAACAGAAAGGGCAACTAATGACAACTAGCAACAAAATCACGGTTAAATTCGATACAAACAGGAAACTAACCCTTGACGAGTTAAAGGGATTGCTTGATGCAATCGCAGCACAGGTCAGCGATCCTGCCGATCATACAGGCAAAAAGAAACGGGCTTCTTTTTCTACCCTAAAAGTAGAGGTGACGGGATGAACGAACAACTACCTATCACGCCGTACAACGGCACAGGTGGCTATGCCGGCACCGATACGAGCCGTGACCGTGCAGGACTCGAGGCTGTAAACGGTACGCTTGCCGAACGTCAACAAAAAATCTTAGACACATTAGAGGCGTTCGGTTCTTTTGGTGCTACCTGGAATGAGATCGGGCGACAACTGTATTTGCATCACGGGCAGGTTTCGGGGGCTTTATCTAACTTGCATAGTGGTGGTCATGTTTTCATGTTGAAAGAAAAACGGAACCGAAGCCATCCGTATGTGCATGCAAAATTCCGTGACAGGTGGAGCGAAGATGAACGCCACGATGCGCCACGCCAAACCCGTGCAGGTGATCGTAAACGGTTAGCAGATGATCTGCTCGCTGTCTGTCGTGAGGGTGTAAAGCAGTATCGTGCGAACGATGATGATTCATGGCAGGCGTTTACGCAGAACTCTTTAGAGTTCATGGATATGTTGGTCAAGGCTATTGATCGCCTTGACGGGAGAAAGTGACAGGGCTGTTAGCCCTTGTTGTTCGTAGCCATCGCAAGTTTAGGAAACCCCAAGCGAGAATGGTTTGGGTTGTGCGTCGAACTGACGGCAAATTTTGGGCTGGCGAATACAAGTGGCAAGGGCGCACCTTCACCGATCATATCCCTTTCATCTACCTTTATGGCACGAGATCGGCTTGCATGGCTGGTGCTGAGCGTTGTGGATTTGCCAACGTTGAAGCAGTTGAGGTAGAGTTATCTAGGTTTGCGAAGCGACCAATGAAAAGGCGAGTCCACCATACTCGTCGTCGCTGAGTGATCGAGGAGTACCCCACTCTCGTATTTCCCTTTCTCCGAGGGTGGGGGAAACTTGTTTCGTTAATTTGTTTTTGAGGTCGGGATCATTTCAACCGGTTTGGTTGAATGTTTTTTGGGGTTGTTGCAAACTGGTGGGCTGCTTGGCTTGACATATAAAACTATTTTGATGTCGCATTGTGGGCATCGATAGTTTTGTTTTCTGCTCATATTTCGAGTAAATGTTTCCCGATCCATTGCGCCACGGGTGAGGCGACTCCGTTGCCGCATTGTTTGTATCGGTGTGTGTCGGCTTGTTCTGTGCCGTCTGCTTTCCATCGGGTATGGTCATCTGGCCATCCCATTAACCGTTCACATTCCAACGGTGTGAGTCGACGTACTGCCATTGTCGGTTCAGCAACAAGGTGTTCGCCTCGGCTTGACGGCACACCACCATCACCACCTGACCTTAAAGTGCCGACAACCTCATTATCAATCAAGACACCTGTGGATTGTTTTGTGCCTGCTCGTAGAGCGTGGTGGGTTGCACCGATTGTGTCGTTGTATTCGTCATAGGCAACTGCATTGACATGGGCTGGAGTAAGTGTCGCCATCGGATCACCGTCTGCACCAATGCCTAAACCTTGACGGTTTTGTTCATCATATTTTTCGGGATCACGCAACGCATTGCGAGTGTCTATCGGTATGGCTACTGCGTGACCTGATCCTTCTTTGCGTAAAGTTGGCCAGGCTTTCTCGGATGGTTGGGCATCTAATCCTTGCGTATGGCTGAAACCTATAACCGGCACGTTGTTGCCACCTGTTCCCATTCTTTGTTTCAACGTTTGTACGGGTGGTTCGTATATTCGAACATCGTCAACCCGTGTTCCGTCAATCAAGATTGGTTCTACTACACATTTATTCTCGTTCACATATTGGTTGCCTACACCTTTGAAGTCACGGGCAGCCAAAGCACCAACAACATTCTGTTCAACTATCGCCTGGAATCGTTGCTTGTCAGGCATGCGTTGTTCGTTTGATGTCGTGGTCAAGGCTTCGGCTGTGTCTCTACCATCCCACCATGTGCCATCTGTTCCAATGCTTTCTGTAAGCGTGTTGGCAGCACTTTTCCTCGCCGGTTTGCCCTTCGCAAGATGCCCTGGCAGGCTTTCGGCGACAGGTAGTAACGGGTTTGGACATCGTTGGGCGATTGCAGGATCGAAGATAGCGATGACGAACACGCGCCTTCGTCGTTGGGGTATTCCGAAGTGTTGTGCATCCAAGACTGCCCACTCAATGACCAACGCCCCTGCTTCAGCCATTTCGTCGAGGATGATCCCGAAGTCAGCGCCTCGGTTGGAGTTGAGTGCGCCGACGACGTTTTCCCAAATAGAGATTCTTGGATATTGTCCATTGCTTTCCTTTCGTAGTTCTTTGATGATGCGTATGCCTTCGTGGAATAGTCCTGATCGTTCGCCTTCTAATCCGCTGCGTTTACCTGCAACCGATAGGTCTTGGCATGGTGAACCCCACGCAACGACATCAATGACGGGTGCGTGGGTGAGGATGTGTTTGCCTGTGAGGGTTGATACATCTTCCCATTTCGGTACATCAGGCCAATGCTTGTTCAGGATTGTGTTGGCGTGTTTATCCCATTCGCATTGGAACACGGTTTCCATGCCTGCGTTTTCTAAGCCCATGTCAAAGCCGCCGACACCGCTAAATAAACTTAAGACTTTCATGTTTCCCCTTCGTGGTTTGGTTAGAACGGTTCTTCTGGTGGCAAAGGTTTTGTTGGTGCCGGTTTTGTTTTGCTGACGTTCGTGGTGCCTGCTGGTGCGATTGACCATAGTTCTGCGTCATCAAATTTGGCGACCCGTTTGCCGAGGATCACAGTTTTTGTGTCGCCTGCTTTGGTGGTGACTTCGACTTCCATATCTGGTTCGCCTGCGAACTCTTTGACACGTACGCCCCATGAGTCGTCTTTAAGTTTATAAAATGATGCTGACATGAATGTTCCCCCTTTGAGGTAGTTTTGTAGTGGATTAGATATTCGGATCAGAGTTCCGTACCCTGAGCCATTGCTATTCTCATTCGTTCAACCATCTGTTTGTAGGTTGAAAGTTCTCGGTTGATGTCGATGGATGCTTGAACTGCTAAGTTCAATTCCCATACCAGTTTTTCGTTTTCTTGTTTTAGTTCGTCACGTTCTTCACGTACACGATCTAAACTGTTTTGCAGGTCGTTGCAACGTGCATCCCACATCGCTAGTTCTGACACCTGTGCATCGGTCATAACCCCATCCTAGTCTTATATTTGCGGCTGTGTAGTAATCTTCGGCGTTCAGCGGCTGACTTGCCACCCCAAACACCGTACATGATTTCGTTATCAAGAGCGAACCTTAGACATCGTTCCCGTACAGGGCAGTTTGCACAAAACTTTTTCGCTGTGCTAACAAGTCGGCTTTCACCGATCTCAGGGAACCATGATATGCCGTCGCTGGTGTGGCATTTGGCGTTGTCCATCCAATCTGTTTCTTTGTCAACCAGTTGGAATGATGCGAGTATTTCCCCCATTGCTTCACTTTCCCCAGGGTCGGAAGCCGTTTCCGCTGGTTTTTTGGGCGTAGTCATAGATTGTTTTGGCGGCTTTAAGGTTTGTTAACGGATCGAATAAGTCTTTACAGTAGTTGATTATCCCCAATGTTTGCAAGTATCCGTTCGGATACCAGCGTGTAGGTAGGCACCATGATCTGTCGTTGATTTGGGTTAAACCTATGTCGGTTGACCCGTCGGCGTTCAGGGTGGTGTTGTGGGCTTGGGTTAGGCACCTTGATTCTCGATGAAGGATGTAATCCAGTTGAGGTAACTGGTCTAGTTCCCAGCCTGCTTCAAGGGCTACATCCCACCATTGTGGGCATAGGGCTTTAGGTTTGGCTACCGCTACAGGGTCGCGCCAGACGCGCTGTATTGCGTTCTGAGCGACCAAAACAGGGGGTGGGCTGTCAGGTACAGGGGTCTGTTCAGCGAGGCTTGTAACCCCACCTACAGTCAAGGTGACTGTGAGAACGGCGAATAGCCGTGAGAGTGCATCCATTAGATTCTCCTACCTTAGTTGATTGGTTGTAAGTCTTATTTTATAAGGGCTATAAGTTCTGCGAACTCGTTGAGTGTCATCAACACTATCCCGTCAGAGTTACCTTCGGGCATGGCGATCATAGCGAATGGTCTGATATCTCCCAACGCTTTAGAAGCATCCGATTGCGTTTTCGCCGCACGAAACCTGGTTTCGATAGGGCCGACTTGCGCACCGGCTTTAACTTCAACGCGAAAAAAACCGGACCAATGTTCTTCATGCCGAGAACCTGCGTTACCTGTCGCAGATAAACCCAGTTTGCGTCGGGCATGTCGGGCTTTAGCATCACCTTTAGTTCGATTCCTTTTCCCCCGAGCCGCAGGATCGTTACATCCACGTACCCGTCGCTTACCGTCACGAGATGGGCGACCGAGCAACCCGAACTTCGGACATTCAGGTAGGTTACATTTGTCCCTGTTGCCTTGACATTCCCCTTTGCGTTCATTGGTCATTGAGGGTCAAGGGTTTCGATGAGTTCCCAAACTTCACCTTTGGTCATCTCGTTCAGATCGTTCAACGGATGCTTCACCGAACCGACAGCCAACTCTAGTTTGGCTTCAGGTGTGTCGAAACCTTTAGAGTTCATTAACGCTTTCAGTTTCGCCAACTGTGTGCCACCCACCTTGCTATCAGGGTTTGATGGTTTCACGTTCGGGTTATGTACCGGTTCTACGGGTGTTGCTTTGAACGTTTCAACTATCGCCTTTTCTGCTTCAGCGTTGGTTAAAGGTTTCGGTTGTTCTTTCATTGACTTGAAAGCGTCACGCAACTTCGCCATGTCCGCTTCTTTTAATCCGATCAACAGTACGCCTGCCTGTTTCGCTACCTCGTTCGGGTCAAGGTTTGCTTCTTTGCAGGCTGCTTTGAATCGGTCAATGTTTTCTTGGCTGACAACACCGGCAGGTTTAGGTGCCGTGGCAGGGTGTTCTTCCCACTCAGACTTAGACCAAAGCGATAGGCAGATGCCGAACCTCATGGATGCGTTACGTAGAAAGTCACCTACAAGTTCTTTATCTAGATCAGGTTTGTCCGAGCGCACCGAACCGACACCCAACATGGTTTTGCCGAGGATAGTTAGATGCCCCCACATGGTTGCCATGCCGTTCGTTTCGGTGATCGCTGGTCTGCCGTTCACGAACTCGACAGGCGACCAGTTCCACATCGGATCAATGTCAATCAGGATGCGGTTGATTTCTGCGTGACCCACAAAGTCGAGCGTGATGCCACCTCTCGGTAGTTTGCCGACGATAGACGGATCAGGTACACCGTATGTGCTGAGTATTTCTTTTAGTTCCATTGCTATTCTCCTTTCGTTGCCACACGTAACGTGCGGATGGTTGTTGTTTTCTTAAACTTCTCTATTAACGCTGGGTGTTCTTGTTCAAGTTTCTTTTGATCCAACGATGTGCGTTCAGATGTTTTCCAAGTCAAAGCCAAAGTGCCGTTCAATGTGGCGTACTCGGCTTCACCCATCAGGCCGCACAGTTCTGCTTTGATTCTATCTTCGGTTGCTTCCAGTTCTTTCATCTGCTGTTTAACTTGTTTCAACGCAACGATTTGTTGTTTCATACTGGAAGGCAGTTCGACTGTGGTGTTGACACCTTGCGGATATTGGGTTGAGATGTGCCGGTAGGCGTACTCTGCGCCGTCAGGCAACATCCCTAAATCTATGGCTGCCAAAAACTTTCGGCAAGCGTCAATGTGTTTCTGTTTCTCATCTGATGAAACCTTTTGTACATGGTGGTGCAGTTCAAGGTCTGAGTCAAAGATCGCCCAATCAATAGAAAAAACGTTTGCGCAGATCGCCTGCTGTACGCCTTGCCAATACCAGTAGTCGGGCAGTTTCCCATCCCAACGTTTCCTAGTGGTCTTGATTTCGACGACTTGGCGTTGGTCGGGTTCATCCATGCTCAACGCATCAAGCGTTGACATCAGACGAACACCATCTTCTTCGTAGCAGTACAACACATCTGGTGTGTACAAAACTTTGTTCAGTCTGTCTGCCGCCCATTTGATGAGTGTTGGTTCAAGCCGGTTGCCTCGGTCCATTGCCGAGTTCGGTGCCTCAGGTTGCGGTGGTTCAGGTGCTAACAGTTCTGTTGCCAGGTCTGCCGCGGTTTTGAATGGGTGCGCACCGTGAACTACAGCGGCTACTGATGCTGTGATTTGTGGTTCACCTGATTCGTTTTTCCATCGGGCCGCCAACCAGTCGGCTGTGCCGTGTTCAGGTTTAATTCTTGTATACCAGTTCTTATTCATTTGTTCCCCTTTGTTTGGTTTAGTTAAAGCATACGTTGAGGGTGTTGCAAAGTCAAATCAATTTTTGCTTGATCCAAAACTTTCACGTTCTGCACCATAGACACAGGGATATGTGTCACCATCCCTATAGTTTTAAGGTTCGGTACCTCGTCAGGCATATATGAACCGGTGATCGAAATGTACCCTGGCAAACATTCAGGCCACAAGAACCCTACCGACACAACATGGCAGGCTTCAGGTTTGTAGGTTTCTATCTCAATCCAACCGTTATCGGAATCGTATGCGTCTATCCAATGAACGGACACAAGTGACCACGGGCAGGACATCAGTTTTCCTTTGGGAGATATTCGTAACTGGCGTGAGACATGGACATGATGCGACCTTCACGGGTTATCGCCACCCAAGTCGGGGCATCAGGGTCACAGACACATGACGACACTTTCGTTTCATCATGCTCGATGATGGCGTCACAATGTTGGCAGCAAAGTCTCATAACCAGCACACATATTCTGACGTTACACGCCCTTTGATCGGGTCAACGAAATGCAGGCGTTGGCTAGGTTTGCCGACCGCTGCGATGAACGTGCGGGCATACTCGTTGTGCGACTCGGGTGAACCTGTTACGAACACTCGACCACCGTTCGCCATCGTGAGTGCGGTAGGTGTATGGAAATGCCCCATGTAGCAGTCATGGAATGGTTCTACGACACCTGTGGACCATGCCGAAACTTTGCGCAGAATAGAACCGAACGCCCCTATTTCGTCGCCGTGAACCAACAGCACGTTGTAGTTGCCGATAGCAAAAATTTGGTACCAGTCATCAGACATCTGCCATTTGACATGTTTGATGTCGGCACAGTTGTTTGATGCGATCTGGTATGCCATACGGTCAATGTTGTCGCCGGCAGGCATGTCACCTTTTTTGCCTAGTCTGCCATGATTACCGAACTCGCACACCACTTTGACTGATTCAAAGTTTGTGGCAAGGGTACGGATAGCGGACTCGATGATGCGCACCACAGCAAACATCTGTTCGTATAGATGCGCACCGATCTCGAACTGCTGGCCTGGGAATATGCCTACACCTTCCACCATGTCGCCACCCAACATGACAACACATTCTTTGACGGGATGGTGGGCGCGTTGTATTTCGGTGAGTTGAATAACTTTGCGGATCATTTCCTCGATGCGGGCTGTCAACACGTTGATGTCGTACGAGACTGTTTGTTTGCCTGCCTGCCAGTCGGTGAGATGTACGAGCGCAACCTCAGGTTTGATTTTGCGTTTATCTTTCACCGGTGGGATAACTGTTGGGCGTGGTGTCGCCAACAAAGATAACCGTGCCGCTTCGTAGACGGCTTCAATCAGGTCGGATGTTTTAAGTTTCGCTTTCGCTTCGGCACGTTGACTTAGCAACAGGGCTTTGCGTAAATCTATGACCTGCTGTTCCAAAAACATTTGGTCTTTGAGTCTCATTTCCATGATCTCCTCAACGCCGTCAACGCCGAGGTAGATGCGACATATCCGCG